AACTACGGCACCCTAAAAGAACTGACCGAAGAGTACACCTTCCCCACTATTGATTTCGATAAGCTCGGCGACGAATACCTAAAAGACGGCTTAGATAAACCACCCAAGAAGGAAAAGAAATGCCCACACTGCGGAGAAGACCTGTAACCCTTCCTAGCTACCTGACACACGTTAAGATAACCCACGACGGCCAGGTCCAGGAATTTAAGTACCCAGGCAACATATCATCGACCATAAATAAGATTAAACCCAATAGCCCATTTCCAAGCTGGGTCTGGTATAAAGTCAGCAAAGAACACAGAGCAGACTATTCAAGTCCGTCCGGACAAGTTACGATAGAAATGACTGAACAGCGACTAGATGCGTTAAAATAAGGGGTAAATGATAATGGCTCTCAAGAAGGGTGACAAGATTAGAAAAGGAAAGTTTGTAGCGCCGGAAGTTTTCGAGGGCCGCAAACTCACTAAGACCATGTTTGAAGAAATCATCTACAAATACATGGATATGACAAAGCTACAATTAGAAACCCTGATTAAAGAGCCTGGGAACACGCCGGCTATTGAGCTATTGGTTTTGAACATCATGGCAAGGGCTATTGCAAAGGGTGACACGATGAGATCTGAATTCCTACTGCGACGGTCAATCGGTGCCGTGGTGGAAAAGGTAGAGGTCGAAACAAACGACGCCACGGAGCAGAAGAAAACCGAGGCGCTGGCAAATAAGCTACTTGAGGCGCTTAAAAAATGACGTTCGAGGAAATGATGTTTATGGGCATGGGGCTATTGATTGGCTGGCTTTACACGGTAATTTACATGCATGCGACTTGCTGAACAGTCCCCGCAGGTAATTAGGGCGGCACTAAGGAAGGTCTATCACGATTCTCTTTATGCCACGTCAAAACACCTATGCGGGTTTAAGGACATGACCGCCCAAACCCACGAGCCGATTGTTAACGTATTGGAAGATGAATCTAAGCGAAAACTAATATGCGTTCCACGTGGAACATTCAAGTCTAGCATCGGGGCCATTGCTTACCCTATTTGGTTGTTAACCCGTAACCCTAACCTTCGGATATTGATTGATTCAGAGATCTACGGGAACAGCGTTACTTATCTTAATGCGGCCAAGAATATAATGATGCTGCCTGAATTCATAGATCTATTTGGCAATTGGATGCCGGATCCATCTCAACAAAAGAAGCTCGGTTACTCGTGGAATGATTCAGAGATCACGATTGCTAAAAGAACCAAGGTATTAAAAGAGCCGTCCATCACTTGCGGCGGTATTGGTACTACCAAGGTCGGGCAGCACTATGATGTGATAATTGGGGACGATTACAATTCGCCAGCCAACACGGCCAACTTAGATCAGCGTAAGAAAGTAATTGACCACTATCAGTACAATCAATCCATACTTGAAACTGACGGGATTTATGCAATCATTGGTACGCGGTACCATGAGGAGGATATAATTGGATGGATTATCAAAAACCAATTAGGCTTTAAGAGTTTGGAAGAGTTCAAAAAACAACCACAAAATAATGGAGTTTATAAATTATGATCGACCCTAGAATTGTTACTGGCTATACGCTTTCATCTTATTCGGTGGGCGTTTCTTTAGTTGTTAAGTTGCCTTCTGACAATGTTGCGCAAAGAGAAGTGTTAAGTACTGCCGGCGGCACTTTGTTTGTGCTTGGGTGGACTGGGGTTGTAGGTCTAGGTTATGCCACGCCAACGGTTCCACATAAGATCCAGGGCGGCGCTCCGCTTTACATTTCGGCTCGTGGCGCGACATCTACGATCAACATGCTTGAATACCTAACCGCGCCTTATGTGGGTGCGACAACGGTCACTGGTTAATGTGGTCGATTGTTTATCGTGGGGCTTATAACGACGACGGGTCTTTGTTCTTTCCTGAAAAGTTAGATCAGGCCAAGTTAGACGAGCTTAGGAAATCGCAGGGGGTGTACAAGTTTACATCCCAGTATTTAAACCAAGTCATACCGGACGAAGAGCAAGACTTTAAGGCCGGGTGGTGGAGAACATACCGTGAGCTACCTGAAGAATATTACACTTTCGCTTTTATTGATCCTGCTATCAGTCTTAATGACGGTGCTGATTACACCGCTACTGTCGTTGTTCATGTGGATTGGCAGAGAAATTGGTATATTCAAATGGCCAACCGGCAGCGCATCACCGCAACCGACACTGTACGGCACATTTTTGAAATCCATAGTGCTTTTAGACCTTCGGTTATCGGGGTGGAAGATGTGGCTTATCAACGAGCTTTACTACACTTCCTTAGCGAAGAAATGCAGCGAAGAAATCAGGTTGTGCCCATTAAAGGGGTTAGACGCTCAAACGTCACGACTGATGGGGGAAAACGATCCAACAATTCCAAGCCACTTAGAATTCGATCACTTGTCCCAAGATTTGAGTATGGCAAGATATTTGTAAACGAAGGGCTTGACGATTTATTCGTTGAATATAAGTCTTTCCCAAGGGGTGCACATGATGATTTACTTGATGCGCTTGCCTCGATTGAAGAAATAGCTTTTTACCCAGAAAAACCAAAGGAGAATGATAATGTCACAAACCCTGCACACCCAGACTACGAGCGAAACTACATCCGACAACTTGTCGAAGCCAAAACGCGGCCGACCCGCGAAGAGTTCGAGTGAAGAGGTCGAGGTTAAGCCGGCGTCAACTGAACGTGTGGTTAGTATTTCAGACGTGGTAGGCCAGAAAGAAACAGAGGCCAGTCATGCCGAAAGAATGAAGATTGCCGAGAAGATCATTCAATTAGACGCGGCAGTTGCATACGCAAAGGCCACAAAAGCGGAATGGATTGAAGTTGACGAAGCTGTGTTAAAACACTTCTACAAGGGTGTTATTCATCCCGTTGGTTACTACATCTACAAAGACATTAAGCTATGCCTTGCTGGTAAGGCCGAAAGTCTAGCTCAACGTGACGGGTTGTCATGTCATGAGATAGTGTTTCCCAAAGATCAGTTTACTTGTGGGGTCCGAAGTGCCCGTAAGTGAGATTGTTTTAGTTTGTTTATTGGTGGGGTCCAATATCTTTTGGGCCTTAAATACGCAAAAGCTAATTAATAAACTAATGTCCAGAAGCTATTTTGAATTTAAGGAAGCCGAGTTGAAATCCGATGAAAAGCCGTCCATGATTAAGATGCAAGGCGACGACACGGAAGATTTTGGCGCGTTAACTGAGCTTGGTTTGTAACACCACGGATGGGTGAATGGATTTTCTAAAGGGAATACAGGACAAGGTTTCGTCGTTTATTAATCCCACAGAGCAAAAAGACTTAAACCTTGGCGGGGACGATGAAAAAGAGCTGTGCAATTACATCAAGAATAAAGTTGATGAATCAAAGAATAACCCTGCTCGTGTTACATTTGAGAACAATGTTATCACCAATACCGCTTACCTCTTGGGCTATGATAGCGTGCATTTTGATTCTCGCACTCGTCAACTGCGACCCAATTCCGGCATTGCCGGCTACCCGCAGAAGTCCAGAGTACATGCCAATCTTATTCTGCCCACAATACAAAACCGTCTGTCGCGTTTAGCTAAAAACCCGCCGCGTTACGACGTTAGACCCAATACCAATGCACAAGAAGACAAAGACGCCGCCCGTTTAACTTTGAAGGTTATCAATAATGTTTGGGATCAAGAGAAGATTAACGAAAAGCGCATACATCTATATATGTGGATGCAGCAGGGTGGACATGCTTGGATTAAGATTTATTGGGATCCGATGAAGGGCAAGCAAGTTGCCGGCATGGATGGGCAGATTGAATACGAAGGGGACATTGGGGCAGATGTGTGCTCCCCCCTTGAAGTCTACATTGATCCGTTAGCCAGAAATGTGTCCGATGCTCAGTGGCTAATTCAGGCCAAGGTTAGAAAGTTAAATTATTTTAGAAATCAGTACGGGGAAAAGGGCAAGGAAGTAAAGCAAGAAGGCGCGTGGCTTACTTCTATTCAGAACCTAATCAAGCTCAATAACATGTCCAGCAAGTCCCAGGGTGGACAAACAGATTCGGACATGAAAGACGCCGCGATTGAAATAGCATACTACGAAAAGCCGTCTAAGAGATTCCCAGAGGGTCGCATGATAGTGACCGCCAACGGGGTGCTTTTGTCGTATAAGTCGTTACCGTGTGGAGAGATTAACTTTGTTAAGTTTGATGATATTCAGGTGGGCGGGAAGTTTTACTCTGAATCAGTTATCACCCACCTAAGACCGTTACAGGACCAGTTCAATAGAAACCTGCGCAGAAAAGCGGAGTTTCTTAATAAGGGTTTGAATCTTAAGTTTATCGCTGCCAAGGGTGCCGGGTTATCTGAATCAGCACTGACCGACAACACAGAAGTAGTTCAATATAATCCGGTGCCCAATGCAGAAGCGCCGAAGTCAGTTACTCCCCCACAGCTACCACAATATGTGTACACCGATGGGGAAATGCTTAAGTCTGACATGGCTGAAATTTCCGGTATTAGCGAGGTCTCAAAGGGTCAGATGCCGTCGGCTAGTATTCCGGCTATTGGGATGCAGCTTCTACAAGAGGCCGACGAGACTAGAATTGGGATTGTTACAGAATCCAACGAAAACTCATGGGCCGATGTGGGCCGCATAATAGCCAAGTACGCATCACGATATTACACGTCTAAGCGTTATTTGAAAGAAGCCGGTCAGTCCGGTGAATACGTAGTTCGGGAATACACTGGCGAAGACCTTAAAGATTCTTTTGATGTAGTTGTGGTCCGTGGGTCTACGCTACCTAATTCTAAGACATTAAAGCGCCAAGAACTACTAAACGCTTATCAACAAGGTTTATTGGGCGATCCTAACGACCCGTCTATTCGTCGCAAGTTATTAGAGCATTTGGAATTTGGGGACGTTGCCGGAATTTGGGAAGATCAGTTTGTTGACGACGCACAGATTAAGCGGTCAATGGATGAAATTGAACAGGGTCTTATTCCTAGAATACACCCGGACGATAATCACAAAGCACATTTCGATTACAAGAACCGCCTAAGAAAGACGGACAAATTCTTATCGTGGACGCCGGACATTCAGCGGATATTTTTACAGAATTTAGAAGAGCACAAGAATTTTATAGTTCAGGAAGTACAGGCCGAGGCCGGTCCCGCACCGATGCCGCCGCCGTCTGAACAAATGCCATTGGATGAAAACATTCCACCGGAAGGGGTTGGATTATGATTAAGGATATTTTGGGACAAATTTTGGATATGAAAAAGCAGGGCAATCTTGTTGTAAAGATCGAGATTGAGCCAGAGAAAATGGAAGGCGACGAGAAGGAAGAAATGAAGGCTCAGGGCATGGCACCGGCTCCAGGAAAAGAAGAAGAACAGGAAGTTGAAATGGATTCTTCCGAGTTGATGGACGGGGACGATATGCGCATGATGAAGCGTAAGAAGAAAATGGGTATGGCTCCACGCGGTTTATCGGAGCGAGCAAAGATGGATTCGATTGAAGAGTAAAGAACACCCGCGATTATGCGGATTCTAAAAAGGGGTAAGAGAAATGGGATCGTTCGAAGGGTTGGCCGATCAGGCCGCCACAGCAGAGAACACCGCGACAAGCGATTCGATGCAGACGACACAGGAACAGACACAAGACGTAAACCAAGCCGAGACGAAGACACCTAGTGCAATACTAGATCTTTCGAAGGCCGAAAAGTTTATGCTCGAAGGTCAAGAGATGACGTATGAAGACCTTAAGAAGTCTTTAATGCGGCATCAAGACTACACAAAGAAGACACAGGCTTTGGCCGAAGAACGTAAATCCGTTGAGACGTACACTCAGGAAAAGAAGTTCTACGATAACCTAAGCTATGATCTTAAAAGTGTAAAACAAAACCCGGCTTTGGCTGAACAGTTTAAGCAAGTGTATCCACAGAAGTTTCACGCTTATTTGGACGCTATCATAGACGGTCAGACAGAGAAGGTTGCCAGACAGGAGTTGCCAGCAGAGGTCTTAAATAAACTTCAAGAGCACGATGAATTTCTATCATCACTCAGAGAAGAAAAAACCAAGGCCGAGCAGACACAGATAATGGGTCAGCTAGAAAACTGGGAACAGAAGTACACTAAAAAATATCCTAACGCTGAGGTCGCTTCTGTGTATCACGCTATGGAGCAATACACGTCAAAGATGCGGGAAGAAAATCCCGAGTTTGGGTTTAAGGATCTAAACGAGAAGGTTATTGAAGGGATTTACAAAAGCGTTCACGATCATTTTGAAAAGCGCTTCACTGATTGGCAGAACAATAAACTAAAAACAATCAGAGACACGAATAATAAGGCCGGCGACATTCCACCGGGCGGGGGCATCCCAGGCGAGGCACCTAAGAAGATGAAGCTCAAGGATGTAGCTGAGAGTATTATCGGGTCAGAATTTTAACAGGAGTAAAAAATGGCAAACGCATTTCAGGGGATTTCTTCGGGTTTATATAACCTAAAGAATTTCTACCAAGGCCCACTAAAAGATCAGTTCAACGAAGATCTACCAATCTATCGTGGTGCTGATAAATCAAAGTTTTCATGGTCTGGCTATCAGGTTATTCGTCCACTACGCGTGCGTCGTAACCCAGGTATCGGCGCGACCACTGACGGCGGCACATTGCCAGCTATCGGTCGTCAAGTTGGTATCCAAGCACAGATCAGTGCGAAGTTTAACTACCTTCGTTTCGGTGTAACTGGCCCAATGATTAAAGCCAGCGCCAATGACAAAGGTTCGTTTGTTCGCCAAGCCGCTCACGAGTTGGAAATGGGGTACAAGGATTTAATGTCCGATGTAAACCGCCAATTATCTTGGGATGGTACGGCAGATCTAGCGCGTTGTAACGCTTCTGCGGGTCCTACTGCGTCTATCGTGGTAAAAGGTCGCGAAGACGGCGAGCCAGCTTTGAAGTTTCTTGATGTTGGTATGGTTGTAGATATTTATAACAGCACTACTCCGGTCGCGACTGGTATCGAGATCACAGCTATTTCCGGCACTGCAACTGCGTCAACTGCAACATTGACACTTGGTACAAACGTAACTGTAACAGCCGACGACGTAATTGTTCGTTCTGGCGCTTACAATAACGAAGTGCAAGGTCTTTTGACACAGCTTGATGGTGGAACTGGCACGGTGTTTAACATCACTCGCGCGGACTACCCAATCACACAAGGAAACATTGTAGACCTTAACGGTGCACAATTATCTTTGGACAGCTTAAAGCAATTACAGAACCTAATCCGTCAACGCGGTGGTGGTAAATTGTCTGCGGTGTATTCAGATCATGATTCTGAACGCATGTATGACAAATTATTAACTGCTGACAAGCGGTATGTGAACACAGTTAAGGGTGACGGTGCGTTTGCATCTAAAGACCAATCTTATTTGGAATTCGCGGGAGTGCCGTGGGTTGCTGACAAAGATTGCCCTAAGCGCGTATTCATGTTGTCACAAGATTGCATCGAGAAGATGGTTCTTTGTGAAATGGAATTCGCTGACGAAACTGGGTCTATGTACATAGCTCAAACGTCTGCCGATTCTTTTGAAGTACGTATTCGTCAATTCTTTAACCTTTTTAACTGCCAAGCGGCTGCAACCGGCGCGTTGGTGGATTACGTAAGCCCATAATTATGGATACAGAATTGGCTCGGTTTGACAGATTAGTAAAGAGCTTTGACCCGGATCTTGAGGTTCGTCGTTCTATCCATGGGGTATTACAGGTGTGCCAAAAGAAACGACGTTGGGGGACTTTCGATTTCGAGGGCCAGACGATTCAGTATGCATACGACGACTT